GTGCAGCGCGCGTGATCGGCCCGACGATGCCGTCCGCCTGAAGCCCGTGATCGGTCTGGAACTGGAGGACTGCCGCGCGGGTCTCCGGACCATCCCAGCCGTCGATCCGGACCCAGTAGCCGGCCAGGGCGAGCAGCGACTGCAACTCGGCGATGTCCTGCCGCGCGCTGACCACCGGCGCGCGCCCGATGGGGTCGCGGACCAGGGCCAGCGCCTTGGCGTAGGCCGCGATCAGCTTGGCGTCGTAGTTGTTGCGGGCGTAGCCGGGGCCGTTGTAGCCGCGGGCGAACTTGACCCAATCCTTGCGCCGCAACTCGTCCGCCAGGCCGGCCGCCTTGATGAAGGCAGCGAAGGCCCACAGCTGGTTGTCCTCGCCCTGGCACATCGAGCCGACGAAGGCATCGACGGTCTCGAACCCGGCGACGTTGCAGTTGAATCCCATGATCTGGCCGAGACCCCAGGAACACGAGCGCAGGGCCGCGTCCGGGTCGAGGTCGCGGGCGATTGCGAGTCGGCCGTACTCGGCGGCGCCGCCCTGGTAGCCGCCGGGCTCCGGGTTGCTGATCTCAGGCGCCAGCGCGTCGTAACGGCCGCCGGTGAGCCTGTGGAAAATGTGCTCCTCGTAGAGGATCGCCGGCCGGCCATCCTTCAGGAACCCCCGGCCTCCGGCCTCGACTGCGACCACGGCTCTGATCACTTCGGATTCGCAGCCGATGGTTTCCGCGATCTCGGCATAGATCGTCGCTGAGCGCGGGAGTGCCGCGCCCCGAAAGTCGTCGGGGATCATGGGGGCCTCGTCGTCAGGGGATGCGGGCTACCGCTGCCCGAGGAACCACAGGAAAACCATGGTGCCGACGATCAGGCCGATCGCGACCACGTAGGCGACCACGCGCTGCCACAGCGACCAGTTCGCTAAAGCGCTGGTGCGCCGGGCGAGGTCCAGTTCCCGGACGGTTGTGAACATCGCCGTCGAGGTTTGGTCCCGCGCCTCGCCCTGGTCGCCAAGGCGCTGGACCGCCAGCCTCAGTTCATGCAGTTCGCTGGCGCATTTCGCCACCGACCCGTTGATGGCCTCGAAATGCCGGTCATGTCCGGCCAGGCGTGTCGCGATCGAGCCCGCGATCTCACCCGCTTCCCGGCCCTGCTCGTAATCCGAATTCTTCGGTCCGCTGGGATCGGCCATGGGCTACTCCTGAACCGGGCCGACGGTGACCGGCAGGCTGCCGCTGGTCCAAGCCTTGAGGTCGGGCATCTGGAACGAGATCGGCGGCGTCGAGCTTTCGATCGGCACGAATTGCTGGAAGGGCCAGCACCAGTTTCTCGGAACTGTGGTGAGCTTGATCGTGCCGCCGAGCGTGGCCGGGATCTGGATGAGGCTGGTGCGGCTGACATAGGTCGTGCCGACCCGTGAGGCACGAAGCTCTGGCGGGTCCACCTCCGCATCGATGATGACAGTCGGCAGCTGGATGATGCCGCCGACCTGGCCTTCAACGGTCCGGATCAGTTCGCCTGGGCAGTAGCGGCGCCGCGTCACCACCCATTGCAGGCTGAGAATGCGGGTTGCCGGATCGAAGGCGCCGGCCTCCAGGCGCTCGTAAATCACCGGCGGGCTGCGATCAGCCATGGCCAGCAGGATCAAGGCGGCGATGGCGACCAGCGGCCAGCCGATCAGGATCGTCATCCACCACAGCGGCTCGCGATACCAAGGGCGCTTTGGCCTCATGAGCCGCCCCGCTTGATGATGATGTTCCACATGGTCAGGACGAACGCCCCGATCCCGCTCGACCCGATGATCCCGAGGAGCCAGACGGCCGGACGCAGCTGTTCCTTGGTGGCGCAGGCGGCGACGTCGAGGCGCAGATCCGCGATGTCGCGGCTGACCTGCTGAAGGTTAAATTCCAGCTTCGTTTCCAGGATCGTGACGCGCCGGTTCAGCTCCTGGACCTCGCGCACCAGATCCCGCACGTCGGACTGGTCAGCCGCGCGGCGCCGATCTTCGGGAGGGGTGGCCATCAGACCAGAGCGTTGGAGGGCACGATGTCGAAGGTGCCTTCGGTGCCGCCGCCGATCTTGACCACCGAGCCGGACGCCCGGCGCGTCGTCGTGTTGCGGCAGCGGATGATGTGCGCCGTCGGGTCTGCGACCTCGCCGGCCACGGCCTGCATGGACACCCGCAGTTCGCAGTTGCTTCCCCCGCCGGCCGCCGGCTGGCCGATCCAGCAGCCGTTCAGTTCGGTGACGTGCGACCCGATGCCGGCGTTCGAAATGCTGCGGACGGCGGCGGTGCCGATGCCGTCGGGATCGATGACTACGCCGCTGACGATCATCAGCATGTCCCGGCCCACAGGCTGGGCGGGATTGGCGAACAGCGACAGCTGTTCCGCACCGCAGCGGGAAATCTTGCCGCCCGTGATCATCACCAGTTCGCAGGTCGTCACGACGCCGCACTTGGTGCAGTCGTGGACGTAGCAATTGTTCATGAACAGCCGGTTGGTGTTCGACAGCGCGGCGGTGGGGAAAGCCAGCAAGTGCTGCGAGACGCCGTCACCCTCGATGGTGTGGGACATCTCGCAATCCTTCAGCCGGGTGGTGAAGGTGGCCGCCGGCTGGAAGCCCATGTCGGTCCGAGGCGCCCGGCCGAAGCAGTCGTTCCAGACGTACCGGGCATAGCAATTGTCGAAGAAGTAGCTGCCGTTGTACTCATCCCAGCCATTGCCGCCCCAACCGCTATATTCGGCGCCGCAGCCGGCAATCCGGCCGGAGCCCGACCCGCCGACGAAGCAATGCCCCGAGGCATGGCGCAGGATCACGTTGTTCAGGTACACCTCGGGCGCGCCCAGAACCTCGATCAGCCATGCGGCGCGCGACAGGATGATCTGGCCGGTGGGGTCCGAGGTCATGCCATCGGGCAGCCGGCAGTAGCAGATGCTGTTCGACGAAGCCCAGGCGCCGGCCGTGAGGCCGGCCATGTCCACGCCGCCATTGGCAGTGACGACGAACTTCACGATCGTATCGGGCAGGACGATATGGGGCGAGGTGCCGGACTGCGGCCTGCCCGGAATGAACACCTGGTTGGGATGGGAGCGGAGGTCGGGACCCCATTTGGTGGGGGTGCTGAAGACCTTGCCGCCGGTGCCGGCGACCACGGTCCAGGTGATGACCTCGCCCTGGTTGGCGCCGTCGATCACGGTCCGGCCCCCCGGCCTGCCGTTGATGGTCCACTTCCGGGCAACCGTGTCCTTCAGCTGGAGAAAGCCGTGGACCGTGTCGGAGAGGCAATGGATGGTGACTTCGTCCACGAACCCCCGACTTGCCAACACGGCCGGGATGTCGGTCAACGCCTTGAGCGGATTGGCCCGCGTGCCGGTTCCGGCCGAGGCCCACGTGCTGTCGACGTAGAGGTGGGTGCCGGACGAGCTGCGCCGCAGAACCTTGGTGATGGTCCCGACCCAGCCATTGGCGATGTTCAGACCGAGGATGATGCGGCCGATGGGCGTGGCCGGCGAGACCACATCCACGACCTGCTGGACGCCGTTTTCAAACACGCGCCAGCGGGTGCTGCGGTCGGCGAGCACATCGATTGCGAAGCTATGCACGATCCCCAATCCGGGGGGGCCGGCGATCCCGCCGAGCCAAGGCGGCGTCAGCAGCCGCGAACCGTCACCGGTCTGGCCGTTCTGGGTGCAGGGCAACAGGGTGCCATTGCGGAAAACCGTCATCCGCGCTGCGGCCGAAATATCGCCGGTCGGAGCCGTGTCGGTGCCGAACCAGAACCCGGCATTGGCGTCGAGCGTGCCGGCCGAATACACGCCCTCGATGTAGTAGCTGTCGCCGGGGATGAGATCCCACGGCAGCTTCAACCCGACGTCCCAAACGCCCGGAAGCGCCGCCAGGCCAGTGACCGTGTAGCCGGAGTCGCTCGGGGTGATGGCGAACCGCGTCGAGGGGTTGGAGATGGTCAGCCAGCACTGGGTGTACTGGCTGGTGTCAGCGAATGCGATCGGGCGGGCGAGGGAAGTGGTCGAGAACAGGCTGTCCAGGTCGGCCGAGGAGTTTGAGACCGGGCCCTGAAGTGCTGCGACCGCGGCGGTGAGGGCGCTGGTCGTGTCGGCCGATTTGACCCAATGGTCGCCGCCGACCGCCGGGTCAAAGCGCCAGGTGCCGTTGACCGAGCCCCCCACGTCGCTCGGATCGTTCTCGACGTTGCGGAGGGTCCCGGTCGGCGGGGTCGTCGGCGCCGCCGCGACCATCAGGGCCTTGGTGCCGTAGCCGAGGATGCCGGTCGCCGCCGCGACCGAGATGTCCGCGAGATAGGCCGGCAGCAGCTGGGTGCTGCCGTCCGCCCGCGTCACGTGCATCTGGGTGCCCAGGAGGTCGGCCAGGGGGCCGGACGCGATGTTGATGCTCGCCCCAGCGGAATTCAGGCCGCGCACCTTCTGGACCGTGCCGGAGTCCGGCAGGTCGACTTCCCGAATGCTCATGATTGCCTCTGGATTTTAGATGCCGGAATCCCGGTCCAGCCGTCCGAATGGGCGGCCAGCGAGGTCTGGTGGGCGTCAGGTCAGGTCAGCGTGGTCCAGCCGGATTTGGTCTGGATCACCGCGTTCGTCGGCTTGGTCGGATGCCACTTGATCTGTTCAATGACGCCGCTGAAGCCGGTCGGGCCGACCTTGAGGGTCGGGGTCGAATTGCTCGGCACGGTGCCGCTGGTGTCGGTGACCGCCGCCGTGCCATCGACCGCGAAGGCGAAGTCATTCACGGCCCAGCCGTAGAGCGCGGTCCGCATGCTGGTCATGGCGATGGTCTTGGACGTGACCGCCTGGCTGGTGACGTTGGTCGTCGCCCCCAGGACACCCGTGGTGTTGGTGCATTGGATCAGGTGGGTGTGGGTCACGTCCGGGGTGTCGAACCGAGCCAGCATCCCGTTGGCGGCGACATTCGCGACCGACACCGCCCTGACGCCGAGGAGACCCGTGGTGGCATCGAAGTCCGTCGACCGGGTGCCGGTGATGACCGGCGCGGCGCGGGTTGCGGCTGCCGCGTTGACCACGATCGGTGCGCCCGGATAGACGGACGAGCTTTCCAGCTGGTTCAGAATCCAGTAGATCGTCGCCCCGGCCGGCGCGACGACGCGGAACTGATCGGTCGTGGCCGCCGCCGTGCCCTGCCCATTGGTCCGGACATAGGGGCTCGACACCGCGAACGAGACCACCGTGATCCCGCCGATTTCGATCCGGCCAGCGAAGCCGCGGTAGACCATCGAGCCGTTGCAGGCGCCGACCGCCCCCACCCCGCCGGAGACGGTCGCGAAGGCGTCGGCGACGCCCAGGCTGTTGTCCAATTTGTAGACGAAGCCGTTGAGGTCGGTGCTGGTCAGGAGGCCGTTCAGGATCGAGCCGGCCCCCATGCTGGCGCTGTCGTCGACCCGCGTCAGCACGGCCGCCGCATCGCCGCTCAGCGTCACGCCGGTCAGATCGGTGGGCTTGGCGTTCCTATTGCTGCAGCGGTTCGTCCTGGCTTCCCACAGCTCGAGGCCGCGATCACAGAGCGGCAGCGTGTTGGCGGCCCGTGCGACCAGCGAGCCATTGGCATTGGTGCAAATCTGGGCCGAGGTCGTGATCGTGCCGAACATCGCGGTCAGGGCCGTCGTGCTGCCGAGCAGCCGGGACGTGTTGTTCTTGAAGTCGACATGGCCGCCGGTGTCCGTGGCCGGGTCCCACCACACCACCGTCAGCGTGATCGCGGTCGAGGCGTTCGAAATCTCGCCCGATACCGTCTGCTTCGCCGTGATGCTGCGGGCGCCGGCAGCCAGGCCGGTGCAGGTCCCGGTCCAGTTGCCGGAGCCGTCCGCCGACACGGTGACGTTCAGCACGCCGTCAACGAAGATCCCGATGCTGGCGCCGGCCGTCGAGGTGCCCGTCACCGCCGGGTTGGTGTTGCCGATGGTGGCCGTCGCCGTGGTGATGACCGGCACCACCGGGATGACGTGCAGCGACAGGGCCGGGCTGGAGGCCACCGAGACGTTGCCGGCCAGGTCGGTCTGTTTCGCCGTGATGCTGTAGACGCCGATCGGCAGCAGGGTGAGATCGACGTTCCAGGCGCCGCCGGCCACCGTGACCGGCGCCGCGGCCGGCGTGGTGCCGCCGCGGAAGACCTGGAGCGAGGCGCCATTCTCGCCCGTGCCGTTGACGTTCGGGGTGGTGTCGGTCGTCGAGACCGGCGACACATTGCTGATGACCGGCGCCGACGGCGAAATCGTATCGACCGTGATGGTGATCGACGCGCTCGGATCGCTGGGCTGGCCGCCGCTGTCGAAGGCCGCCGCCGTGATGACGTGGGCGGCATTGGTCAGGGCGCTGGTGCTGAGCGCCCAGGCGCCGCCGACCACAGCCACGGAACCGACGTCGACACCGTCAGAGTAGACATGGACCGTCGTGCCGTTGTCGGCCGTGCCGGCGACGGGCGGGGTGGTGTCGCTGGTGACCTGCGACGGCGTGGTGATGACCGGCTTGTTGGGGGCGACGCCGTCCGGCAGCGAGATGTTCGCCATGAACGGCACGCTCTCGTTGTCGGTGTTGTTGACCGCCACGATTCCGAAGGTGTAGGCGCCGGCCGATCGCGGGGTTGAGGTCTCATAGGGCGAACCGGGGACCGTCCCGGTGTGCATCGGGTCGAGCGAGGCCCACGGCACGCTGGTTCCCGCCTTGTAGCGGATGCGGAAGCCGACCAGGTCGGGCGGGGGTCCATCGCCTTCGGGATCGCTCAGGACCCAGTCGAAGTGTCGGGTCTTGGACGACAGCCGCATGAAGGTGAACGAGACCACGTTGGGCGGCTTCGTGGTTCGCAGCTGGACGACATGGACGATGGGCGGCGACGTGAAGGCCGAGAACACGCCGTCGCGGCTGACCGCATTGGCCCTGACCTCGATCACATCCCCGAAGACGTAGCCCAGGAGGCTCACGCTGTTGACATGCGCCCCCAGGATCTCCGTCCGCCAACCCTGCTGGCTGCCCTGGAAGCGGTGCTGGACCTGGAACAGCGCCGCCGGCACCGGGCCCCCCTGCCCCGCCACCACGCCGACATTGACCGGCGCGTAGATGGTGCCGTCGTCGGCGGTGACCTGCTGCGCGTTGCCGGAACTGACCGCGATGATCACGGGAACCGCCGGCACCGTCTCGTCGGGGTTCGGCGTGCGCGGGGTCCACACCGGCACGTCGATGTCGTCCGCCTCGTCGATGAAGGGCTGCGCCTCGTCAACCGCCGTGATCTTGGCAATGTGGTCCTCGCCCGGCTCGACCGCCTTCACCACCAGGCGATGCGTCTCGAAATTGACCAGGCCGAACATCCAGAGGTCGCCGACGGCTGGCGCCGCGCCCTCGTCGATGAAGTTGACCGTCCGGCCCCGTCCAGGAACGGTGGCGACCGCCCGGATCAGGGAGGAGCCGTCCGCCCGCCGGAAGCGGATGGCATAGGTCCAGCCTTCTTCCATCTCGACCGCGTCGTCGAGGTCGATCACGTCGCCGGTCACGGCCGAGACACGCCCTGCGGAGATGCCCCAGCTGGTGACGTTGGCCTGCACCAGGATCAGGTCGCCGCGGGTGATCCGCAGGCTCTCCCAGGTGGTGGAGAAGGTGTAGATGTCGGCGCGTTGGATCAGTTCGCGGAACCGGCGCTGACCTTCCGTCCAGAGCTTGCCGGCGTCGGTGACGCCCGCGAATTCGATGGCCTCGAAATCGGTCGCCGCCTCCGGGGTGATGCCTTCGCGGTAGATGATCCGCTCGTCCTGGCCCCAATCGAACGCGCGGTCGACGAAGCGGGCGCGCCAGGCGTCCGGGATCTGCCGATAGTTGCGCTCGACCTGGAAATCCCAGGCATTGCGGTCGGTGAAGTGATCGGACGCCTCGATCTGCGGCCGATCGATGATGACGCTCCACTTGCCGTTGGGCCGGGCCGGGTTCGCGCGGCCGACCGTGGCGATGGCAGTCACGGTTTCGAGGACGCTCGCCTGCGTGTCCCGGACCATGTTGAATTCGAGGCCCCTGGGCGTGCAGTAGCTTTTCCAGTCCTGCACCGTGGCGAGGTCGATCTGGGCATCCATGCGCGGCAGGGCGTTGGCCGGGTGCTGCAGCACGTAGCGGTAGAGATCGGCCGGGCTGCTGGTCTCGACGTTGTCGACCCAGCTGGCGCCGTTCCACGACTTGCACCGGCTGGTCACGATGCCCGACAGGTTGTCGATCATGCCGTTCAGCTGGCCCGACGCCTTGATCCGCAGCGCGGTTATCGCCAGCGGCTTGGCGAAGGTGTACGGGACCTCGTGGCGGATGGTCCGCAGCGCCGTCCAGACCTGGGACAGGGTCTCGCTGTCATCGTTGGTGCAGCGCAGCCGGACATCGTATTGGCCGCGCGCCACGGACCAGACCTTGCCGATCCGGAAGGGGTCCTGCTTCTTCTCCTCGGTGTCAAAAATGCCGAGGCTGGTCCAGGGCAGGTCGCCGACCTTGCGGTACTCGACCTCGACCACGGACGAGGTCACCTTGGCCTTGCCCTTGTTGTCGAATTTGACCAGGCCCTTTGGGTAGCTCCAGTCGATGCTGAGTTCATCGGCGTCGACATCCGACCGCTCGACCACGAAGGGGTCGCCCTCGGGCAGGTCGTGGCTGAACGCCTGCTCCAGCACCTGGCCGGGATAGAGGGTGATCGGAGCGTCGCCGACCAGGCCTTCGCGGGTCTCGATCTGGACGTCGTCGAAGTCGGACAGCAGCGTGTTGCCGATGCGCAGGTCTTCGATGCGAACCGGCCCGTAGCACCAGACGAACAGCATCCGCAGCCATTGGTCGTTGCCGCTGGCCTCGGTGTAGGGGCGGGCGGCGTAGAGCGGCGCCAGACGATGCCGGCCCAGCACCACCGGCACGGCGCCCCATGGCTTGCTGGTGTTCCGCCCGCCCCCGATCGAATAGGTCTGGCTGGCTTCCCGCGTGTTCAGGCTCGGCGCCGAAATCGGGATCAGCGCATTGAGCAGCATCATCCCGGCGAAGGTCAGGCCGGCCGTGATCAGCGACGTGGCCGCCGCCAGGGACGCCGTCGTCGCCGTGATGCCGACCGCGCCCAGCGCCAGAGGCGCCAGGTAGGGCGCCGCGAAGGCGATGGCGACCACCAGGGCGATGCCCAGCAGCGCGCGCCCCATGCCGCCCTGCGGCACCAGGATGAAGCTGACCGTCGTGCCGGCCTTGGGCTTGACCAGGTGCCACAGGCTCGACGGGATCTCGTGCGCGCCGATCTTCGCCGAACCGTGGCTGAGCAAGATCGGGTCCATCTTGCCGCCGAAGGTCATTTCGATGACTTCGGTCAGGGTCTTGCCGACCGGCGCGGTGATCTCGACCCGCTCGAACACCAGCGGCGACCGGCGGCCGACGACACGGAACTTCGGGTCGATCGCCTCTGACAGGTCGATCCGGCTGCCGCCGTCAGGCATCCAGGACACCGGTCAGGCGGAAGAAGCCGACGATGCGCAGCCTGAATTCAGCATCGGCCAGGCGCACCACCCCGGAGGTCTGGCCGCGCTCGATGTGCAGCATCCGGCCAGGCGTCGTGACCAGGCCGACATGGACAGCCTGGTCGCCCTCGCGCATCAGCACGAAATCCCAGGGCAGCACGTCGGCCGGCTCGACCCGCTCGACCAGGCCGGCCATCTCATGGTCGATCGTGTGTTCGATGGCCTCGCAATCCAGCGTCGAGGCGTAGGCGTCGTGGTAGCTCGGCAGCCCGATCTTGCGCTTCTCGGCGAAGGCGAGCCGGACCAGGCCCCAACAGTCCGTGCCCTCCCTGCCCCGCCCCTTTTCCTTCCAGGGCAGGCCAATGAGGTCGTCCGACCAGTGGGCCATCAGAACAGCGTCGGGAACGCGCCGGGGGTGAAGGTGCCGGACGGGAACGGCTCGGTGGAGAAGGCGTTCATTTCCAGGTCGATCTGGACCGTCTCGAAATTGAACGTGGCCTTGGCGGTCTGCAGCTCGTCCCAGGCGATTTCGACGATGTCGGGGGTCGAGGACAGCACCACCTCGATCAGCACGCTCGCCGGGGTCGGGACCAGCTGGATCAGGTCGCTGACCCGCTGCACGCCCTCTTGCAGGCCGATGATGGAGATGTTGTCGAGCGACAGCCTGGCCCGCGGCGCCGCCTCGTCCTGGTCGTCCGGCATGACCGCCGTCACCGGGATGAAGACGAACTGCTCGCCGCGGCTGATGGTCCCGTAGATCAACGGGTCCTCCGACAGGCGCTGCGTCGGGTCCGTCGAGATCCGGATCGGGTCCGTGAGGTCGGGATGGAAGAAGGTGATCAGGACGACAAGAACCTTGTCGCTCTCCTGCGCGAAGATGGCTTCGCGCAGGGTGATCGACAGCGACCTCACGGCATGATTTCCAGGTTCAATGCCGCTTCGAACGTCACCGGCCCGGTCGCGGTGTAGCTCGGGGGCTCGACCATCCGGACGATGACGGTTGTGCCAATGGTGATTTCCTGGCCGTCGATCGTGGTCAGGTCGACGCCGTCGATCGTGGCAATGGTCACGTCATCCAGCCTTGGGTGAGGGAACCGGAACGGCCACAGGCCGCCGGCAAGGTCATCGACGAAGAACTGATCCAGGAGTTCGACCTGCCACATCAGCAGCGGGACGCTGCAGGTCAGGGGACGGATGGCCCCGCTGGTGAACCGCCGCAGGATCGCCGGCCCCGTCTTGGGCTGAGACCGGATCACGTAGACCGGCGGCTTTTCGGTGAATCCCTCCACCAGCACCCGCTGTGGCAGGGGTGCTGGCCAGGTCATGGTGGGCATTACCGGCCTCGCAGTGCGGGCGATGCGCCCCAGGTCTGTTGCAGGCCCTTCGCCATCGGCGAGCCACGCCGGCCCAGTTCCGAGGCGGCGGCCCGGCCGATGATCGCGACGATGTCGACGCCGCCGGTGGCGTTCGGCGTCTCGCGCTGGGTCACCTGGCCGCCGGAGTTGTTCTCGACCTTGAAGTTGTTCACGACCGGCGTGGCGGACTGGCTGTTCGCCGCCTGGCCCATGTTCCGGCTGTGGCGCGGGTTGTTCTGGGTCAGGACTTCCTCACCCTTCCGCAGGATGCCCAGCACCTCGTCACCGGCGACGCCGCCCTGATGGAAGTACGGCAGCCCGGCGAGGCCCGACATCGAGACCGAGCGCATCCGAGACGGCAGGCCGACGATGCCGCCGCTGTGGTAGGCCGCCGCCATGGAGCCGCCGGTGCCGGGAGCGCCCACGCCGGGCGATGCCACCGCGCCGCCCCCGAACAGGGAGCCGATGAATTTCCCGATGGAGCCGAGGAAGCCGGCGCCGCTGCCCCCGCCTGGGCCGCCCGAGATGGCGTTGGCGGCCGACTGGACGGCCTGCAGCACGAATTGCAGGACGCTGCCGAAGCCGGAGATGAAGATGTTAGACGAGCCGGCCATCCCGTTCGCCAGGCGCCCGAGGACGCCGCCGAAGGTGTCGCTGAAGGTGCTGGCGTTGGTGGTGATCGTGGCCGCAGCCGTCTTCAGGTTGTCGTTGGCCACGGCACCCGGCGCAACGTCGACCCCTGCCCCGCCAGCGATGTCCGGCCGAGACGGGATGGTCGAGCCGACCACGCCCTCCATGTTGACGGTCGCCGCCCCGATCGACAGGGTCGCGCTGGTGATGGTCTCCGGCATGACCGGCAAGGCCGGCGCCGCCGCCACAGCCGCCACCACTCCGGTTGCCGGCGTCTCAGCCACGGCCGGCGTCGGCTTCTCAGTGCCGTTGATCAGCCGGCTGACCATGCCGCCGAGGTCTTCCGTGGTCGGGTCGTTGGTGCCGAACACGGCGTTCTTCAGCGGGTTCAAGATCCCGAACTGGATCAGGCTCTGCAGCATTTCGGACAGGACGCCGTCGACCACGGTTTGGAAGTCGATCGCCGCGGCCTCGCCCTTGGTGAAGGCTTCGGTGATGGCCGAGCCGATGCGCTGGAAGGCCTGGTCGAAGATCCCGGCGATGGCCGCTGACGCCGCCTTCTGCCGCTCCAGCAGGGCCAGGACTTTCTCATTGCCCGCGATCGAAGCCCGGAACCCTTCGGCGATGACCGCCGCGTTGGGCTCGCCCTGGTCGATCAGCCGGTTCTTCAACTCCAGCAGCCGGATCTCGGTGTTCAACTCCGGCGTCGTCGAGCCCATCATCGACAGCTCGAGGTTGGCCTTTTCGGTCGAGCGCTCGATCTCCTGGCGAGCCTCCATCGCCGTCGCGGCGGCAACGTTGGCGTCCTTCAGGTCATAGGTCTTGTTGATCAGCGCCGTCAGTTCGGTCCGCTGGGCCGGGGTGATCTTCTTGGCCTGCAGGTCCGAGACGGCGTTGTAGCGCTCGGTCGCCCGCTCGGCCTGGGCGACGGCACCGGCACCGATCTGGTAGGCATCAGACAGCCGGGTCTGCTCCTTCAGCAGGTCCATGATCTGGCGCTTGGCTTCGGGATAGGGGTCTTTCTTGGCCTTGTCCGTCGGCGGCGCGCCTTTGCCTCGGATGAGGGTGTCAATCGGCGTCGGCGGGATCGGAAAGTTCGTGCTGCCCCACGCAATTTCACCCGGCGTGACCGGCGGAACCTCCCCGTAGGGGTTCAACGGCAACTCGTTCAGCGACTTGTTGACCAAGTCGCGCTGGTTGATCACAAGGTCGATTTCGACCTGGCGGTGGTGCAGCGCCGTCAGTTTCGCATCCAGGTCTGCGAGCTGCTTCAGCAGAATCCCTGCCTCGTCGGAGGTATCGCCGAAGCGCTCTGCCATGATGTTGATCTGGTCGTTCATCGCGATCCATGCCGTCGGATCGCCCTCATTGATCGCCTTCTGGATTTCATCGACCTTGGTCAGGAAGGCCTGAAGGTCGGTGAGATCGATTCCCTTCGTCCCGACCAGGCCCATCAGCTGCGTGCCGGTGTTGTCGAAGTCATTGAGGGTGCTGCCGTAGTCGGTCGCCGTCTTGTCCTGCTCGCGCGACAAGATCCGCATCTGCCGGGCCGCGGTCTCATCCACGTCCACCACGCCGCCGCCGCTGATCCGGTCGAGGAACGACTTCACGTCATCGGCCATCCGCGTCAGGTTCGCGCTGCCGAGGACGCTGTCGGCACCGAACGTCGCGTTCAATTTCGTTTGGACGATGTCGATGGCTTTGCCGATCTTCTCGTCGATGCGAGAGCCGACCAGTTCCAGGTGCTCGAACCCGTCCGACAGCTCGTAGATGGCGACCCCGACTGCGACCAGAGCCGCGACCAGGCCGAGGACCGGATTGGCCATCACCGCCGCCCCCATCGCGCGGATCGACAGGGTCACGTCGCGCAGGAAGCTCAGGATCTTCAGCGCCAGCAGGGTCTTGATGATGCCGATGACCAGGCTGAGGTTCTCGCCCATCCAGATCGCGGCGTTGGCGACCTGCCGGAAGGCCTCGGCCAGCGCCTCGGCGAATTCCACCCCGGCCGCAATCGCCTCGGGCTTCTCCAGCTCGGCCATCAGGCCGGTGATGGTGTTGGCGAGGGTCTTGGTCGCTCCGGCGGTCTGGTTGACCGCGCCGACGTAGCGCAGCAGCGAGTTGTGGGCGATGACCATGGCGCCATCGACGGTCAGCGGCAGCTTGGAGAATTCCGCGTCGATCTCCCGGCTGGCCTCCAGCAGGGACTGGGCCAAAACCCTGGAGGTGAGCTTGCCGGCGAAGGCCATCTTGTAGAGTTCGTCGCGGGTGACGCCGAGCTTGTCGGTCAGGGCGATGACGACACGCGGCATGTTCTCCAGGACGGACCGGAATTCGTCGCCGCGCAGCGTGCCTGACGCCAGGGCCTGGGACAGCTGCAGCACGCCGCCGCGAACCTCGCTGGCCGCCGCGCCGCCGATGATCAGGGCCTTGCTGACGGTCTCGGTGATCCGGACCATCTGGCCCTGCGTCAGGGCCAGTTCCTTGGTGTTCTGGGCCAGCCGGGTGTAGAGCTGGCTGATACCCTCCAGCCCCACCCGGCTGCGCTGGGAGACCTGGTACAGCCGCTCCTGCACCACGATCATTTCTTCGTGCGACCGGGTTACCAGGCTGAGGCGGCCCTGCATCTGGGACCAGGTGTCGGAGTATTGGACCAGCTTCCCGATGGCGAGCGCCGCGCCGAGCGCCACGATGGCCCCGGTCAGGCCACCAAAGGCACGGGTGGTCCTGACGGCCTGGGCCTCGGCAAAGCCGCCGGTTCGGGTGAGGTTGGTCAGGCCGCCATTAGCGGCTGCCATCCCGCTGGTTACGATGTGGATGTTTAGGGTTGCTGCGGTTGCCATCAGGCGGCTCCGGCTTCCCCAACGATCCCAGCCAGGCAAGATCCAGCCGCTTGATCGCCGCGACTTCCCACGACTGCAGCCGGACGCCGGTCAGCCGCGCCCATGCCCAGACATCCGAGAG